AACTGCGTGGCCCCCTCGTTGAAAACATCGTCCAGCATAATGGATAGCGATTCGTTCCCCCCGGCGGCGGAACCGTCCTCCGACAACGACACTTCGATATGGGCATACGACTCAGCCATGGACAATCACCTCTACCGTTTCCCGACTGCGCTGGCCGCTTTTTCTAAGCACCACGTAATGGGAGTCGGCCTGGGTCAAAAGAACCCGGCTGCCGATGGTTAAATCATCGGTCGATCGGCACACCAGCGTCCGGTTCCCGTGAACCACTTCATAAACCCCGACCGCCAGCTTGCGCACAACATCACCGGCAATGATCTCCCGCTTTTCCTTCGTTTGCAGATATTCCAACAAGCCGGTCATTTCGGTTGCACCACCTCCAGCGTGTTCGTCACCGCAGGTCCTTCAATATCGATGGAACACGACCGCACATAATACCGTCCCACCACTTGTGCCGGTGAATCGGCGATATTTACAACCACCCCGTCAATCGCGGCCTCGTGATAGGGGGCCTGGATCGTCGCTACCCGAAAATCGTAATAGTTATCGTCTAAGTAGGCCACGCCCCGCGCCCGGGCCGCATCCTCAGTTGTTAAAAGCCCTTCCGAGATTGGCGGGGCCACGTTTTCTTCGCCAACGTCAAATTTGACTTTTACGGAAATATTCACCCCCCCCGAAAACGCAAAGGCCAGCAGCAGTCTGGCTTCGTCGTGGCCATAGAGGCGATACTTGTGATAGACCGACCGGTAAGTGATCGTGGCCAGTCCCCACAGATTGTCGGAAAAAACCTCCTTTTCCCCGGCGGTAAATGTCACCGGCGCCGCCGAAGCACCATGCCAGTCAATCTCGACCAGCTCGTGAATGGGCCGCGCCAGGGAGGCCTTGCCCTCGATGAAGGCTATTTCCTGCTCATACTGATCGCTGAAAAACCCAAAATCAGAAATATAGCCGTCCGACACATACTGATCGACCACTTCGGGCGGCGTCACGTTGCCCCAGAACACCCGGATATGCACATCCTCACCGATCACCGGGCTATCTTCCTCAACCTCCATCAGGGGCAGCTCCAGGTTGGAGGCGTATCCGTCCACTGTAACTTCATTTTCATGGGTTCCGGTTTCATCCCGCGCCGATAGCGTCATCAGGTTTTCAATCCGGTCGTAGGGTACCAACGCCGGGGCAGCAGGTATCAGATACGGCCGGGTCTGCCACTTCGGCCGGGCCACGATCGTGCCGTCGTCCGCGCACCGTAAAACCCCTCCCACGGCCCGCACGATCGACAACGCTCCCTCGATGGGATTGCCGTTAAATGTAAAATCATTGGGCAGCGCCCAGTCGGTCAGGTCCCATTGAATCGGGCTCTGGGTAATCAGGTCCCCGACAACATCACTGGCCATCCTTGGCGCAGTCAGCGCATACTCAATATTATGGCGATACTCAGCCTCATCCAGCGCCGAAAGCGACCGCCCCGACAGGGAAAAGGCAGTTTCATTTCCGTCCCGCTCCTCCAATAGAAAAGTCATCACCCGATCGCCGATGTAAAAGACGATCCGGCCCGATGCCGGTAAAAGATCCGGATCGGCCAGATGGTAGAGCTCGGCATCATGCGCGGTCAGGGCGATGGCATTATGGACCGCGGCCTGGTCATGGGTGATATTCAGGGTGTCGATCCGGTCGCCGATGCTGGCGCCGTCCAATGTCAGGTCCCATAAAATCGTCATGCTAATCGCCTCCCGCCAAGACGCAAAGGCCTGTCTGCGTGCGACGCACAGGCAGGCGCAAAGAAAACATAAAGAAACGTCTTTGTGGGATAATAATTCCTACTCATATCCACCCCGCGATCCGGGCCGGTGCACCACCGGCCCCTGGCCCCAGAAGTCGCCCGGTCCGCCGGATGGCGTATAATCACCGATCGTGTTCTTCATGGCCCAGGACCGGGATACCGTGTCTGTTTCCGTCAGCTCGTTAGTTATGGCCCAGGCGGCGTGAATACTGGCATCGCTCAACGTATTCTTCATCGCCCAGGACCGGTTGACGGCCGCGATCAACGAATTGCGCATTACGATTCTTTTCTGGATCTCCAGGTTTTGAGATACCAGGAATTTTCGACCCGTACCGATCCCGCCGACCAGCGCCCAGAGTTTGCGTAGCGATATTTTCCAATCCAATGATAGCTGTTCAATCTCGACGAACGGCGCCAGATGAAGCCGCAGCGACGGCCGCAGAGAAAATTGACCGATCTCGACAAACGGCGCCAGGTGAACCACTGTCTGCTGATAGGATACGTCGAGCGATAGCTGTTCAATCTCGACGAACGGCGCCAGATGAAGCCGCAGCGACGGCCGCAGAGAAAATTGATCAATTTCGATGAAGGGCGCTAAAGAGACGATCTGCTGACCAACGACCGGCGTCAAGGATAACTGCTCGATCTCGATGAAGGGTACCAGGCTGATCGTAACCAAGTTCGAATCACCCAGATCAATATCAATATTATCACCATCCGGGGGCACATAAGCGCCGGCTAAATCAATTAATATATTGTCACCGGATGGGGGAGTGTACGCCATTTTGAAAAATTACGTTTATCAAATAATTAAAACCGGGGTAACAAAATCACGAACTCCTGAATTGTATCCGGAAGTTTCCGTATCCTGGGCGATTACCATTACATTTCCAGATCCATATTGCGGTATTCCTGATATTTCCCAGCTGCCATCTGATTGGGCCATTACGCTTCCAACATAATCCCCAGTTTCACGATGATAAGCTATTATTCTGCGTTTGGCCCCGTTGCCATCAACCGTAACGGTACCGGCTAATCGATATAATGTCGATGCGGCCGGGATCCCTTCCCGTTCGATGCCATCTGTTAGTTTGAAGGGAGTCGCCATCTAATCTCCGTTCACCTAAAATCACTGATAATATCTATGAAAAATCCACCATATGAGTCGCCGTCATGACGAAATTTATGATAACGTAGATCCCCATGAACAGAATCATCCGTCATAAATGCGTAATCATGTAAACAGTCCAGGATTCCTGGCATTTTCCCCCGATATGTTCTAATGGCACAATCACAAATTCCACCGAGGTGACTATACAAAACCTGACCGTTCCACTCAGCAGCCTGAATCCCATCCTGACCCATTCTATTCGCTCCCGAATTTACCCCGGAAATAAGTTTAAACAAATTATCCCCATTGGCGCCGGTGCCATCGGACGGCCGTGCAGCATAGAGAGGACCATGACTCGTAGATGGGGCTATATTTATGGCTCTGATGCTACCCATGTAAGAATTGTTATCATTCCCTTCTGATACACACCCGCCAATTCCGCTTGCGTATCCATCGCCAGGAACAAATGAAATAAAATCGCCGATCCAATGGATATTACAATAAGTATCTCCACCAGTGGCCGTATAATTAGCATAAATCAATAGCCAAAAACCGCAATCATCGCCGTAAACCACCCATGGACGCGCTGTGCTGTTTTGGCTATTAGATTTCCATATAAATAGATCATCAGTGGTCGGGAACGTACCCGACCCGGTATCGATATCAGTCATGCTCTCATAACCGCGGCAATGAGCACTTTCTTTGTTTACACGGTCATCATCAAAACGAAAATAAAACCCGGTGCCGTTGACGGGACTATTACGATAAGCGGCCTTGTTCGATCCCAAATATTCCTTTGTCCATCCTAGCGCCGCTTGGGCGCCATAACCATTCACCAACACAGCATCTAGTAACGCAATCAAAGATCCGGCCTCCCCCGTCAGAAGGGGAGCGCTTGCATCATCCCATCGCCTAACAGCCGGCGCCGTCATATTTCCTCCTTATACTCTGATTGTTACCCGATAAACGCATCATAAACGAACACGTTCTCATTCTCGGCCGGGGTGCCGGCCGGCACAACTTCCTTGAACCACCTAGGCGCTTTGGCCGGATGGGTATGAAATACGATGGTATCACCGGCCGCCCAGGTACCGCCCCAGCCCGCAGCGGCCAGGGTAAAATAGGCGGCGCCGGTTTCGGAATTGACCGGGGAGAAATCCGCCGAAATTGACCCGGTTCCAAGCGACCCTTCATATAGCCCGGTGCAGTTGAAATTGGTGGCCGATGTCATCTCGATGGTGATCACGTCTTCCACGGTGCCCTTGTTCGTCAGCACCGGCGGATGACCGGATTCGTCATAGGTACCGGCGGCGGACGTTTCCAGCCAGTTGTCAAACGACGGCTGGATGGCGGCCAGGTTCAGACACTGGGCGCCGTACGTATTGGCCGGGGAGTAGGCATTGCCCACGGCTTCCTGCAGCTGGACCGTGGCCACATTGCCGTTATAGGCATAGGGCGAAGCCGCGGCAATTTGAAGATATTCGATATGCGACACCCCATCCTCATAGGTCAGCACCGTATTATTGCCCAGGTACAGGCCATACGGGTAAACGGTATTATTTGTCGGCGCAATCGCCGTCCAGGTCCCGGCCACATGCTCGACACTATCCCCGGGCATTACCCCCGCGGCGATGGTCTGTCCGGTGCGGTAGGTATCGGCCAGATAGAGGGTGCCGGCGGCGATAAATTCGTAATCCGGCGCGGACATTAACAGATCCACGGCCGTCTCTCCGCCGGTCAGGGCCGTATTGAGCTGCCCGCAGCCCACCCAGACCGGCGGGGTGGCGATAATATCGGCCTGGGTATCCAGTTGGGTGCCCAGGCCCAGGTAAAACCGGTCCCCGGCCACCGATGGAAAGCGGATGCAATCGAGCAGATCATAGGCGATTTCATCGGCGGCATTGAAATTGGACAAGAATGTTTTCCGGTACCGGGTCAACCCGGCGGTCCGCTGCTCTTCCGACACCCGCGGAAAACACGCATGCCTGATCCCGCTGACGATCTCACTATATCCGGCCCGGCCGCCGTTGGCGGCCACATCGCTGACCGTGGCGCTCTTATGTAATATCAGATCACTAAAAGAGATGGTCATAATGACTCCTTATAAGCTGGGATGCTATGAGACTTGAAGGTTTCCCAGCTTCCCAGCTTCCCAGTTTTTTACGGCGAATTATTCGTCCGGGTCTGTTTCAAAATATCCTGGATAACCAGGTCCTGACCGTCGGCCACGGTGATATCCTGTTCGAAATCGCTGCAACCCATAATGATATTATTCGCATGGGTATCATCGATGATCGCGCACCAGCGGGTCGGGCCGAGGTTACCCCCGGACGCCGTCCAGGTCACATCGCTCCAGTCCCGGTTCATTTCATCGTCGGTATCATCGCGGGTCAGCGCACCGCCGGACAGGGTCTGGCCGCCCTGGGTATATCCGTTGCCGGTGGCCAGTTCGTGGGACTGGATATCCGCCTCGGTTTCGTGTGTGTCCCGGTCAAACGTAAACGTCGTGTCGAGAAGAATTATTCGAAAAGTATCGGTTTCCTCATTGACGTTCTTTTTGCATTTTTCTTCCAGCCACCGGTTCGATAGTGTGCTGATCGTCATTGTTTTGCTCCTCGTTTACACCGCAATTTCCATTAATTTGATGACCACCGAATGGAACCAGTCACCGTCTATATATTCATCATCGGGCATCTCCCGCACCGGAATTGCCGTCACGGCCGGCGGGTCCTCGTTGGCAAAGCGCACCCGGCGGGTGGTCGTTCCCATCACCAAGTCATAAGTAGCTAAAGGGATCCCGGCCAGGTCAAACACGCTTTGCAACACGTTGTGGGCGATCCAGGCATGGTTCGGGCCGCCGGTCAGGGTGACCGGCCGGCCGGATGAAACCGATTGCTCAAAGATGATCGGATACCCGCCCCGGGAGACATTCGCCCGGGCATCCACGCCCGACCAGGCATATTCATCTTCCCAGATCAGATCTTCGGGTAAAGTGATGCCACCCAGAATGATCATGACGATAACCCCGTAAAATATTTTCCTCCCGCCAAGATGCAAAGGCCTGTCTGCGTGCGACGCACAGGCAGGCGCAGAGAAAAAAAACGGCCCTTGCCCTTCTTGGCGTCTTGGCGTCTTGGCGGGAGATATGTTTTCATTCAGTAGTTCCTCCGCATGCGTTTTTCCCGGCGGATCGCCGCTTCGATCTGCGCCACCACATCGGGTTGAAAATAGCCCCGCACCGATGTGCGGCCGATGGTTAGGTTCAGGGTGCCCAGGTCGGAGGGGATCCCGCCGACCATGCCGCCGGCCGCGTATTTTCCAACCGGCATCAGGCCGGACAAATCGACCCGGGGCGCGGGGACTTCGAACTTCGGGAGCGCCGCCAGGCGCCGCAAAAGCGCCGGATCGATCAGGCGCCGGCGGATGGCCTCCATCACCCGCACGCCGTAATAATGCACGCTTTTCACCGGGTGGATATACTCCCCCCGCTCGGCCTCGATCACGGTGCCGCCGTGGGCGTGCGGTTTCCCGCCGATGGCTCCCCCGGCCGCCATCCGCGCCAGGGCGCCCACCATCCCGCCGGCGCCGTATTGCTCCACGGTCCGCTGCACGGTGGTAATCGTGATGGTCTTGTCTTTCAGGCGGGCGATGGCCCGGATCAGGTTCTCGACCGCGGCGGTGCCCGCCACATCGGCCGATACGGCCACGGTTTTTTTGTCCGGCAGGTCGGTCATACGGTCCTTGACCGTGTCAATGGACTTGTCCAGTTTGGTTTTATCGACGGTGACGGGGAGCTTGATCTCCGGCGGGGCCTGGATATCATCAATAGATTCGGCGGTAATGCGGTCGCGCTCCGCCAAGGCCCGGTTAACCTCCCGGGCCGCTTCGGCAATGGCGTCATATCGCGGCTTGATGCGGTCAAGTTCCTTCCGGGCTTCCCGGGCCGCTTCGGTCTGCCGGCCGAAAAAACCGGTCTCTCTGGATTTCACCTCCAGTTCGGAGGCCAGGGCCGTGTAATAGGCCCGGGCTTTGGCCAGTTCGGACTTGTATTTTTCCAGGTCCTCGGTTGGCTTTTGCCAGATATCGCCGACAATCTCGACATCGGCAAACTCGGCAAAACGCTCTTTGGCTCGGGCGGTGACGTCCAGCAGGCGTTCCGTGGCCGCGGCAGCGCTTTTCTGGGCGGCGCGCATCTCCATGAACCCCTTGGCCGCCTGGCCGATCTTGAAAACCCCCCATACGGCCGCCAATTGAGGCGCCATTCGAATCAACAGTTGTCCGGCGGCGGCCAGCCGGCCCAAAGCGCCGGTCATCAGCCCGCCAGCGGTCGTGGCCATCCGCATCTTTCCCGCCAGGCCGATGGTGCCCGTAATGATATCCCCGATCCCGGCTTTCCAGGCCAATAGCGCCACCAAACCGGCACCCAGGCCCTTGACCACGCCCTGGTTTTCAGCCGCAAACTTCACCAGGGCGCCCACCAGTTGTACCAGGCCACCCACCAGGGCGCCAATTTCATCGGCATTTTCCCGCAAGACCTTACCCAGGGCCTGCATACTGGCGATCACTTCCGGGTTGTTGACGATGGCGTTTTCGATCTCCTTTTTGACGATCGCCAAAGCGCCGGCATAGGTTTCGGCGCTGGCCGCCGCGCGGCCCTGCATCTCGGCCGACTGCTCTAGAAATACGGCATAGCGGATTTGCGCTTTTTGCAGATCATTCAAATCTTTCCAGGCGCCCTGGGTGGCGCCGCTGGCCTCGTACCAGGCTTTGATATAGTTCTCGTTTAGGGTCAGACCGAGATATTCGGCGCTTTCCGCCTCCCCGCGCAAGGCCGCCGTCACGCGCTCGATGGCGCCTTCCAGCTCCACCTTGCCGGCGCCCAGGTCGGCCGAGCGCCGGATGACCTCCTCCATTTGATCCGTGGACAATCCCAAACGCTTGGTCATGTCCACGGTCCGGGAAATAGCGTTCTTTATCGACGAATCGGAATAGATCTTGAGCTCATCGGACAATCGCCGGACGGCGTTCTGCCAATGGTCCAGGGATCCGGTGTTTTCAAACTCCCGGTTGGCCGCTTCCACCGATTTCTCCATGTTGAACGCGGCCAGCTCGGCTTTTTTCAATACATCAGTCGTGGCCGAAAACCCCCGCAACGCGGCATACCCGCCGGCGGCCAGGGCCAGTATTTTCGTGCGGACAAATCCGAACGACTGCCCCCATCCACGGGTTTCGGCTCTCAATTCGGCAATGCGGGCTTTCATCTTGACATTGGCCGCGGCCAATTCGGATGATGTCAGCTTGCCGCTCTTTTTCAGGCGCTCATACGCCAGGCGGGTGCGTTTGATCTCCCGCTGGATCTCCTTGTGCGGACGCACGTCCAGCAGACCCCGGGCCGCGTCGACCTTCATGGCCCGGCCCGCTTCCGTGCGGACGGACTTCAGCGCGGCCTTGAGCCGTTTCTGCTCGGTAACCAGGTTTTTGGTGTCGATCCCGGACTTTTGCATCGACGCTCGCAGGCCGTTGATCCGCCGGCGGGTGTTTTCATATTCGCTTTTTAATTTGGCAGCGGTTTTTTTGGATCTTTCAAACTCCCGGCGCATAGCGGCCGTGGGCTTTTCGGCCTTTTTCATCTCCGCCGCCAGGCGACGCACCTCCGCCTCGGCGTCCTTCCAGGTCTTGAGTGAGGCCTTGGCATCGGCGTTGAGTTTCCGGAAAGCATCGATCTTGCCCAGCTCGCCGATGGTCCGGCCCAGAGCCTCCACTTCCTGGGTCCCGGTGGTCTTGGCCGCGAATGTTAATTTAGTGGTCTTGTCAGCCACGCTTAAAAACCTCTATTCCCGCCAAGTCGCAAAGAAGATAAACGGTCCTTGGATTTCCTGGCTTGGCGTCTTGGTGGGAGGCATCTTTATGCCCTTTTTTTAAATAGGTGCTGCGTCGCCTCGATCTGACGCAAAAAATACCCCCAGGGATAGTCCCGCACGCCGCTATGGCCGTGCATCACCATGGCGGCGATCATCCGGGCGAGGTCCTGGCGGGTGAGCCCCCGGCGGCGGGTAGCAGGGACCGGCCGATGGCGGCCAGCCGTTTCAGGGCGGCCATAAAAGTAGGGTTTGCCGCTTCGACCGCCTCCAGCACGGTCTCGTACTCGCTGGGCCGCAGGTCCTCGAAAAAGGACGTCTCCAGCCCGGTCGCCCGGCGGGCCACGTCCAGCGGCACCCGGTCGGGAAAGAGGATATCGCAGATATGCAACGAAGCCTGTTGGGAGGCCTCGAACGCTCCCAGGATTTCGTCCATCTCTCCCACGGTCAGCTCCCGGGCCTCGATTTTCGTTCCGTTGATTTCCATTATTCGTACTGCACCAGATCCCACGTGCCGGCGGCCACGGTAATGATTTTACCGGACATTTCCAGATCGATATATTCCTCGCTCAACCAGGCCATGTCACCGGACGGTTCGAGCTGGGCCATGTGTACGGTCAATATCCCCTCGTTGTCGCCGGCCTTGTTTTTAGTCAGTAGCTCCAACTTGTACTCCTTCTGGGTCACGGTATGTCCGGTGATTTTATAACCGGTATAAGCCAGCCATGTGGTGGTCACGTGCAGGGTCTCCCCTTCGGTGATTGACCCGCCTTCTAAAGCCATTAGCCAGCCGGCCTGATAATCGATCTCGTAATCGGTGCCCTCCACATAGGTGGTGGTATCGGTTTCATCCTGCACCACCGGCGGGGTGTCAGGATCGAGCTTCATGTGGCCCAGGTCCACCCAGCCGGCCAGGGCCGCCACAATATCCTGGGGCGATGCATCGTTGCCGGCGGTCTGATCATGGGTCACGTCGGTCCCGAACATGGCGATGGAAAGGTTGTGCCGGTCGATGTCGGTCAAGGTAAACGACATTTCCTGCTCAACGCTCTTGACCTGAGAGTGAATCGTCTTGCCCCAGTTTTCCCGCATCTTGCCTTTGCGCTCGGCTTTCTCGATCGTCGGGGCGTTGATTGCGAAGTTGTCGGTGTTGCCCACCTGGACCTTGGTGCCGGTCAGGTTCCCGCTGCCGTCATAAGCCTGCATGAACAGGTCCCCGGATCCCAGGTAGGATTTATTCTGATAAGTCATGGCTTCGTCTCCTTAACTTGCGGTATTGAATATTGGCCTCGAACAGGCTGATAAAAGTCGGATAAAAATGTAATTGACCGGTATGGCCGGCGAAATCGATTCGGGCGAATCGTCCATGGATCAATGCATCGCAAACCAGCTCGCGCATATCCTCGGCCTGCAACAGGCCGGTATAGGTCTGCTTGTTGCCGACGACCTCAATGGCCTCGTTGACCACACCGCAGCCGAACGAGACAACGAACAGGTCCCGATGGGCGTAATCGCGGCGGATCGAATCGATCACCACCACCGGATAATCGTCCGGCGGAATCGGCTCGTCGATCCGCATACCCAGATGTACTTCCGGCGGCGTGCTGAATTGCGCATGGGTCCAGGCCGCCAAATCGCTATCGGCGGCGATGATATCCCGGATCTTGATGGCCAGTTGGCTGGTCTGCATCTGTCTATTCGGTCAGCTCAAAGTCCTGCCGCGGGAAATCTCACGGGCAATCATTTCCATGAATTTCTCCTCGATGTTGCGCAGACTATGGGCCTTCTCCTTTTCCCAGACCGGTCCCACCAAGGGACGGGCGGGGATATGAAAAAAACGCTTGTATTTGGAAATCGGCAACCCCATGGCAAAAGCGAAGCGCCGGGCCTTGGCCGATATGGGGGTTGCAAAACCGGTGGCATGCCGCTCCAGGATCTTTTGAAACGGCGTGGACGGGTTGACAAACCCCACTTGCATGGTGGTCGTGGCCTTATCATAATTATAGCGTAGACCGCCTTTGAACTTGGCCAGGGGCGTCCCGGTCTTAAGCTGCCGGGTCATGCCTTGCGACACGGTCCGGCGGAATCGCTCGGACCAGTACTCCTTCCCGCGCCATTTCTTGCGTTTCCCACGGGTCACGGTCCGCCAGTTTTTCACCCAGCCCCGGCGGCGCACGGCCGTCATCCATTTGGCCTGGGGGTTGATTCCCGGCCAGCGATGCGTGGCCACCCCGCCCCGGGCGATCGCTTCTTTCATTTCCATGCGCAGGCGATACCCTTCGCTGCGCAAGGATGATCCGATGGCCCGTTCCGCCGCCAGCGGATATTCCGCCAGCATAGCAGACATATGCGCCAGTTCGGCGCGGCTTTCGGCATCCTGGGTGATTTCAAGCATAATAGTAGTGTATCTCCGCCTAGGTAAACGTCGGTCGCACGTCCCGTTCCAACAGCAGTTCGTGGATCTTTTCATCTCCCGACAGACGTCGGACAAACTTATATCGCTTGCCATTGACGGCAAACGGCGCGCCGGGTGACAGGTCCGGCGTCATCGCCACCGGACAGGTCACCCGCACCGCCTCGGCAACAGCCCCGCGTAAATCCTGGTCGTCAAAATATTCGGCAAAATCCGCAACCCCCGGAAACATCTCGCTGCCCGGTTCATCGGGCAGGTAGTAGATTTCCGATGCGAACTCATCCAGATCAAAAAAGATGGAAAGATCTTCGTCCATGGTCATCGTTGCGAATCACTCCCCGGCTTCAGCGTCGGCCTTGGCCTTGGCTTCAGCGCCCGGCTTTATCTCGGCGATCGGCACCGCCGCGCCGGCATCGATCAATTGATCACACACCTTCCGCGACGGATTGATCTCGCTTTCCGGCGGATATAGTTTGCCGCCGAGAATCACCGCCTTTTGCAGATATAGTTTCGGCATATTAAACCTCATATATATTTGGATGATTACTTGTCCGCCCCGCCAGGCGGGACGGCGGTTTTCAGCATCCCGGCCTTATAACTTATTGTACGTCGAGCTCCACAACCGCTTCCGGCTGCCACAGCACGGGCAGGGGCCGCGATTCGGCCAGCATGTACATCACGGACGGATCTTCGACTTCCCAGGTCTTGGCGAAATACTCGGCCATAACATTCGCGCCGGCCTTGAGGTCGAGAATATTACCGAACTCGATGGAGATCCGGGCGTTGGTGGCGATGACATAGACCTTGTCCGCGCCGATAAAATCAGCCGGGGATCCACCGTCGTCATAAGTGTCGCCATACCGGTAGAAATCCAGCCCCCCGGCGCGGCCCAGAAACGAGGGCGACGCCTCCCAACGGAAGCCGCCGAGAGGATCCAACCGGGCCGAATTCTCATAAAACCACTTGTCGTCGGTCACCCGGGCCAGCAGCGACGCGGCCGCGTC